CTTATACTGGCTCTCTTGTTAAAAATTCGTTAATTGCTCAAAAAAAATGTCATCCTAGATTTTATGTATTTGATATTTGGGCATTAAATGGGATTCATTTGATGGATAAAGAATATGTATTCAGAATTAAAACCTTAAAATCAATTTTTGAATTAGGTGAATTTGTTTATATAGATCATGTTGATTTAGTAACTGGAGCAACAGAAATTTTCGACTTCATTGGAAAAGCGTTTGAAAATGGTGAAGAAGGTTGTGTTCTTGTAAACTTAAATTCAAAAGTAACTCCTGGAAAAAGAACTGCTTGGAAAACAATTAAAATTAAAAAAGAATTTCAAAATAATATTGATTGTTTTTTTACTGGAAATTTTACTGAACCAACTAGAGATTATCTTGGTAAAGAATTATCAAATTGGATATATTGGGAAAATTCTAAAACTAAAAAGAAAATGATTGGAGATTTTTATCAAGATTATTTAAATGGAGATCCAATTGAAGCGGTAACAAAACCATATTTAATGGGTTGGCCAGGGTCTCTTGAAGTTGGAGTTTATAAAGATGAAAAAATAGTTCCAATTTGTTTTGTTTCAGGTTTATCAGAAGCATTAAAAGATTTATTTATAATTGAACCAGATAATATTATCATGCGTCCAATTGAAATAACTGGAATGGAAACAACAGAAGCCAGTATCAGACATCCAAAATTTATTGGATTCCGTGATGATATATCTTTAGAAGACTGCCAATGGAGCAAAATATTTGGAAATGGAGAATAAGATGGTAAAACAAACTTATGGTGCAGATGATATAGAACAACTAAATTTTTGTAATGCTGTGCGAATTCGTGTTGGAATGTATTTAGGTTCTCCAGATAATGAAGGTGCTATAAATGGATTATTTGAAATTATAAGTAATAGTCTTGATGAAGCAATTGTTGGATTTGGAAAAAGAATTGAAATTGAAGTTTGGAAAAATGCTGCTTCAGTAAAAGATTATGGAAGAGGTATTCCTCGTGGACCTAAAGGAAATATTAAAGAGGTTCTAGTTACACTTTTAACAGAGAGCCACTCGGGAGCAAAATTTAATAGTGAAAGTTATACAAGTGTTCGTGGGCTTAATGGAATTGGCAGTAGTGCTATCAATTGTGCTAGTGATTATTTTAAAGTTATTACCAAAAGAGATGGATTTGAATGGACACTTGAATTTGATAAAGGTATCCCTAAGACAGAAGTTGCGGTTAAAGGGAATCCGACTGAAGAGACGAGTACTTATATCTACTTTGTTCCCAGCCAAGAGGTCTTTTCTGCTGAACCCCTTGAATTTGATTATGGACTTATTGCAAAAAAAGTAAAAGACATGTCTTATCTTTTACCAGGAATTACTTTTATAATTACTGACATGGAAAATAAAAAAACAGAAGAATATTGTTCAAAAAATGGAATAATAGATTTATTGAATAATACAGTTAAAACTCCAATTCATAAAAATAATATTATAGGAAAAATATCTGATGGAAATAACTTAATTGAAATCGCACTTAAGTGGACTAAAGGACCAGAAAAATGTCTCTGTTTTGTTAATGGAGCTGAATGTCAAGATGGAGGAACTCCAACTACTGGAATTAAAACAGCTATTACTAGAATCCTCAATAAAGAATTTAAAGGAACTTTTACAGGAGATGTGGTACGACGTGGTCTTGTCTACATTATATCCTGTTCAGTTAAAAAACCACTATTCGCAAATCAAACAAAAACAAAAATAAGTAATCCAGAACTTCGAGGATTAGCTGATAAAGTATTTAGTGAAAATTGGAAAGACTTTTCATTAAGAAATCCTCAAGATATTGAAGCAATTAATGAATTCTTAACAAGAGAAGAAAAAGCTGATCGTGCGGCAGAAAAAGCTCGGGAGGCTGTTATTAATGCAGATAAACTTACTGCTAGTTCTAAAAAAGATAAAAATGTTTTAGGTTCAAAATTAAAAGACTGTGCCATTCATGATGAAAATTCAATTCTCTATATTGTAGAAGGTAAGTCAGCTATTGGAACGGTCGTAAATGGTCGTGATAGTAAATATATGGCTGGATTACCTATCCGTGGTAAGATAATTTCTGCATTAAAAAATAATATAGAAGATGTATTAGAAAATGAAGAAGTTATTGATATTATTAAAGCACTTGGTTGTGGAATTTTTGAAAAGGTAAATCTTGAGAAACTAAGATATGGTAAAATTTGTATTATGGCTGATGCCGATGTTGATGGTCTCTCTATCTCAGTTTTACTTTTAACATTATTTTATAAACTAATGCCAAAACTTTTATATTCTGGAAAAGTATATGCAACACAACCTCCTCTTTATAAAATTACAAAAGGAAAAGATGTGTGGTATACTTATACAGAAGAAGAACAATCAGCATTTAAAAAATCTTCAGGAATTCAAATTACAAGATTTAAAGGGTTAGGTGAAATGACATCAGAAGATTTAAGAAACACTATCTTTTCAATGACAAATGGAAGATATTTACAAATGACAATTGAAGATGGTGCTGCGGCAACTAACATGTTTGAACTTTTAATGAGTGATGATGTTGAACCACGCAGAAACTATATTTTTGAAAATTTAGATTTTTCAGAATTAATAGAGTAAGGAGAATTAAATGCAAATTCAAAAACAAAATATTGAAGATTATTTATCAGAAAGTTATTTAAAATATGCAGGCTATGTTGCACAAACTCGTGCTATTATTGATTCTCGTGATGGTTTAAAAATGGGAGCAAGAAAAATTCTTTTTGCCATGTGGGATAAAGGAATTACTCACGATAAACCAATGAAAAAAGGTGGCGCATCTGTTACAGCTACAATGTCTCTTTCTCCTCATGGTGACGCTCCTATTTATGGCAATCTTGTCCGTATGAGTCAACCATTTTCATTACGCTATCCATTAATTGAACCTCAAGGAAATTATGGAACAATGTGTAATGGAGATGATTATGGTGCATATCGTTATGTTGAATTTAGATTAGATAAAACTTCATCTGATATGTTAAAATTTCTTAAAAAAGATACTATTAATGAGTGGAGAGATAATTATGACAATACCATACGATTTCCTGCTGTTCTTCCGAGTTACTTCCCTAATGCTTTGGTTAATGGTAATACTGGGATTGGTGTCGGATTGGCTTCTTCAATCCCACAATTTAATATTACAGAAGTTTGCGATGTTCTTATTAAAGCTGTCAAAAATGCTTTTTTAGCCTACAATGATTTGTTCTGTACTCCTGACTTTGCAACTGGTGGTATTCTCAGTAACATCTCTGAAGTAAAAGAAAGTTTAAGAACTGGCAAAGGAAAATCAATTACTTTACTTGCAAAAATGGAATATGATGCAGATTTAAATGAAATTATAGTAAAAGAATTACCATATCAGGTTTTTACTACAACTATTTGTGAACAATTAACAAAAGCTATAGAAGCATTTAAACTACCTGGAATTGAATCATTTTTTGATGGAACTGATTTTAAGGGTGTTAATATTCGTATTAAACTTACAAAACATGCAAATATAAATAAAATTATTTCATTACTTTATAAAGAAACTTCTTTGAAAAGTCATTTTGGTATTAATATGGTTATGCTTCAAGATGGTCGTATCCCTCGTGTATATGGATGGTCTGATATGATTTATACATATCTTAATCATTTAAAAAATATGATACGTAAAAGTTACGAATGGGATTTGACTCATGCCAAACAACGACTACATATAATTATAGGGTTTCTTCGTGCGATAGATATAATTGATGCTATTATTCAAGATATTAAACACTCTGCAAATTCTACTGTTGCTAAACAACTATTAATTACTAAATATAGTTTTAGTGAAGAACAAGCAAAATCAATTCTTGATATGAAACTTAGTAAACTTTCTCGTTTAGAAAAAGAAACTCTTGAAAACGAACAAAAAGAAATTGAAAAGAATATAATTCTTTGGGAATATATTTTAGGTCCTGGATTTGATGATGAAGTTATTCGTGAAATTACTCGTATTAAAAAAGATTATGGGGATGCCCGCAGAACTGAAATAAAAAATATTTCAACAGGGGAAATAGAAGAACCAGCAGAAAAAAAGGAATTAATTGTTTATATTTCAGAAAAAGGAACTGTTCTTGCAACTGAAGCAAATCAATATTTAATTCAATCTCGCGGAGGAAAAGGAACTAAAATAAAACTACGTCCAGGAGATATCTTAAAAGAAAGTGTAAGTGGTTCTAATTCAGAATATCTTATTCTTCTATCAAATCAAGGAAAAGCCTATAGTCTTTATATTAACGATTTAGAAATTGGAAAAGAAACTCATTTTAAATCTTTACTTTCTCTTGGAGAAAATGAAGATATTATTACATTATTACCATATTCAAAAATTAATAATTATGATTATATAATTTTCTTAACTAAAAATGGACTATTAAAAAAGACAAAAATAAGTGAATATATAACTAAAAAACAAATAGGTATCGCCGCTATTAAAATAAAGGAAGGTGATGAACTTGCATCTATTGCATTTATTAAAAAACAAGATAATCTTTTTGTACTATCGCGCAAAGGCTATACTATTAAAATTTCTGAAGAGAGTATATCTGAAACTGGAAGAGTTTCTATGGGGGTCAAAGGAATCTCTTTGGTAAATGATGAAGCTTTAACAATAATTCCAATTGTTAATGATGCTATTGAAATATGTACTATTACTGAAAGTGGACTAATTAAAAAGACTTCTATTTTAGAATTTTCACAAGTTAATCGTGCAACTAAAGGAGTATTAATTCAAAAACTTAAAGAAGATGATAAACTTGCATCTGCATGTATATTAACTAAAAAAGACAATTCAGTAGTAATAATAACAGAAACTAATTCTATAAAAATTAGTATTAATGATATTCCACTTTTAGGTAGACAAACTCAAGGAAATAAAAGTATTTGTGTTGGTCAAAAAGTTATA